GTTCCATCGCAAGGGACTGTAATAGTGGGTGACCTGAGCTTCATTAACAGGTCGAACCACTCACTGGGCATGAGGGCACGCACAAGATCGATGCTGATCATATCGCTAGCGGACTTCAAGTCAAGGGTAGCAACACTCCCATCCTTTGATCCACGCTGGGCCATAGCCGCGTTCTTTGGCTGTTGGCTGCGAATGTCCAGACCGATATACCGTAGTGCCCCTTCGAGATACATGCCTGCAGCAAGCTGCAGACACATGTTCCCTGAGGGTTCTATGGCAATTGTGCGTTCTGTGTCCTCGTTTTTCGGTACAGTCGTTAGCTTTGAACCTTCAACCCGCGTAGTGCCCGAAACTCCTAAGCGGCCATCTCTGGCCACGAAGTAAGGGTTCATACTACGCAGTTTACGTACCAAAGGTTCGCACAGAGCGGTACAAGTCATATCCTGCCCGATCTTGTCGGCTGCATGAGTACCTTTAATGCCATTACTGGCACCAGGCCCAAAACGCCAATTTGACCACAGGTATGACATCTCGAGAGGCGTTTGTATTGCCGTCTCGTCCCAGGAACTTGTGTAACGCTCTAAAACATTAGTAATGAAATAACGAGCGTTTGCAATAATCCTGGGCTCAAGAGTAGACGAAGGCGGGGACTCCTGTTGGAGTAACCTCATCTTCTCGTTGATCAGTAGAAAATCACTGATCGCCCTACTCTGAAGATCTTCTCTAAGGAAGCGTGCCCTTTTACGAGCACGTTGTACCTGGCGTGAAACCGCGAACGTTTGCGGCCCCACACCATTAGAAAGCTCTTCTAACATCGTGCCGAAGAACGCCGTAAGGCGTTCCTCATTACGACCTTGAACGTTACTTTTACTCACAGGATAACTCCCGATGAAATAACGGTTATACCAAGAAAGAACCTGGAGTCAGTCGTCCGACTCTTCTGTTCCTACATTCCCATCCGGTACAAGCTTTCCGTACCAAAGTGGGTATAGGAAGTTTTGGTCCTCATGGAGTTCTTGAGACGGTATATCGCAACCAACATCGCTTGGTCGAACTCTTTCGTTGCACTCGCATACAGAAACAGCGAGCACGTGACGAAAAGGACAGCCAGCAATATGATTGCGCATCTCAAAATACTCCCGTCAACACAGTGACCGAAATACCGCTCGCTTGTTCCCAACCAATCCCGAAATGGCAACTGATCATGGCGCGAATTTCTTCCGGTTCATAAGCATCAACGCCGGCCGGAACTTCGATTGTCGTGGTAATTTTGGGTACCATAACGCTCTGGTTGAGGGCCGGTGCAGCACCTTTACGTGTGATGAACTTGTACACGTTCAGGGGCACGTTCTTGATGATGCCCGTTACTGGGTTTGCCTGCGGCAACGTTCTGAGGATCGGAGGGCGGAAAAACGAAGTCGTAAACGGCTTACTAACGCTGTTCACGTCAACGCCAGTCTGCGTTCCACCCAGAGCACTAATGGCGTACTGTTTGCCATTATTGTTCGGGGCAGTATCCGACAAGAGCGTATAGGTCGGGCTTGTCAGCCCAGTGACCGTCGCGCCAGTTACAGGTGAAGCAGGTGCGAAAGGCATGAATGCCTCCTTGATGAGGACTAGTGGTTTAAGGCTGCGGCTAGTTAGGCTACAGCTTTGGACCGTGTCGTCCAGCTATGATGGATCCCAAGTTTAGAAGCTTGGTTAATCCATGGGATGCGATTTCATCCACGGTTTTAATGCGGAGGGATCGCGTAGGGAGTGTCGGAGCAAGTTTTGTGCGTGTGAACCTGGTATAACGACCTAAAGAAGGCAGCCCGCTAAAACTGCAAGAAGTACCAGCAGTCACGAGTGCCTTAGGTGTTGCCAGAGTTTCACATTGGTACTTATAGCTTTTCGACAAATACTTTACCGTTACAGGCAAAGTATAAAAGACGTCGTCAAGCCATGAGCCTACAGTAGTAAAGTAGTCGATCGCCCAGGAGTACGGGGTAATCTCCCAAAGAATACTTGGAAGAGCACCCAGCTTTAACCCGAGGTGATCTGCTACACTGTAGCCGGAGCCGGCCTGAACTTTTATGTCCACACCAGCTACATACCGAATACCCTGCACGTGATTAGAGCTTAAAAACCAGCCCAAAGTCGCGTGTGCGCTTATGGCGTCCGAGCTAGAAATTGAATTATTATAGCTCGAATGGTATTCTTGTGTCGCAGTGCCTGTAATTCTGACGCGATAATCCTGTCGTGAGACGTAATGCATGACAGAATCAGCAGCTGACTTTATATCTTGGAGAAGGGGATTAACCCCAAACCCAAAACCTAGCCAGATGTCCGCAGCAGCTTTCGAGGCACTCTTGCCCTTAGTTTTCTTAGCGGCTAGCAAAGCTTTGAACGCAGACATCCCAGCCTCGTTGATCTGTCGCACTAAGCGATGGATTTCTCGAGACTCGGCTATCGGCGGCCCCAACTGAGCGTTACCGACTTTGCCAGAGAGCTTATGCTTGAGACGACCAATGGCCTGATCTTCTAGGACACTGACGTCGTTCTCTTGCATAAGAAGACCACCAAACATGGTGCCATACCCTGTACTCAAATAACTTGAGTCTTCGGTTCGGACACTAAATGATGTCGGTCTACAGCGATATTGCGACCTGCCGTAAGTTGTGGTCGCATCGCCTCCGTTGGCAATTATCACTCGCCAGTTAGCATTTTTCGTGCCGACTCTCTCGTCAGTCCCATTAAAATCCTTGGAGGTAACAGAGATCCAATTTGGTGTATAAATAGACAGCGGTTTATACAACGCATCAGCTCTGAACACCTTAGGAGTATAAGAGGGTGTACGTATGAGTGTAGCATCAACGCGTTTAACGCCTTTAGGGCGGTTGGCGCGCGGAAGATTCGGATAAAACTTAGGCGATTTAGCCATATCCTAGTCCTCCATTAATGGCTGTTGAGTGAAGGCACGGAGAAATCCGTACCTAAAAGGGACCCCTAATAATGCATGGGCGTTGTGTCAACAAACGTGAGGAGTTACCAAACTTCCACGTCTGTATCACATGGCCTCACTTTCGCGAGGTTGACCGGTTATGCCGGCACGCCAATCATGCATTTCCTACTATCAACTAGGTATCCTGATCTAAAGCCATGGGTAACTACTCCCAGGGTAATAGAAGTAAGGAATCTAGAGCCTGTCGCGAGACAGGTGTGTGGACAGTTAATCCACGGATAGTAGGAGGAGGG